GTGCCTGTTTATATACCGCCTGCCAACGGTTCAATCGCCAACGGCGACTGTTTTATTGCTTTTTATCAATCTCGCCTATTATTCTATTAAGCCTGTCCGCCAATATTCCACAAGGCATAGACCCCTCATGCCTTCTGCCAGAGTGTATTTCTATTGCCGTCTTTTCCGCTGTTCTGCATATCTCAAGCAAATCATCGCGTTGTTTCTCGACCTCATCAAATTCTTTTAGTACCTGTTTCATTTCAGTTTCCAGCTCAGTTATTCGATTGTTGAAAACAATAAGAGCTTTATCTCTGTCGTTATATAGGCTTTTCCATAACCATCTCTGCAAGTCAATAGCTATTTTCTTTGCATCTTTCAATTCCATCTATTCCTCCTTGCCTCTATTTAGATGCTCAATCGCATTAAGATTGGCTTCCTTGCGTCTAATGGTTTGCGTTAAAGTCTTAACTTTTGCCTTAAGCTCGGTTACCTGTTTTTTCATGTGTGACAAAGGATGATGAGGACATTTTTCAATATGTTGTTTTAATATATCAGCCATTGCTACGGGCGTATTTTTTCTTGGGCCATATCTATGTCCGCAATAAACACAATTGATATACATTCCGCTTTGCAAATCATTCACCCATGCCTCAAGCTCGGTTATTCGATCATCTAAAATGACGGCAGCTTCACATACGCTTGGCAGATATAAAGATATGATTTTTTCTGATCGTAAATCATTTGATAGTTTTCTTGCCTCTTTTAACTTCATGCTATTGCTCCTTCATCCGTATTTTGGATTAAGATGCTGATCTCCTAACATTTCACGTACAATAAACACATGATTCATGTCACAATCAGCACCGAGAATGTCGAACCTTTTACTGCCCATACGCCGATTAAATAACCCGGCAAAAGCATCAGCTTGGTCTTTGGTTCTAAAACCGCCGACAATATCAACTCCACAATAATCACAACCCGTGTCTATCAATATCCATCTGCTTTTTTCCATGTTATTGCTCCTTTGCTCTTTGGGCTATCATGGTATCGGCTATTTCAATTAAAGATTTATCTCCCGTGCCTGCCACTTCCCTAATAAATTCAGTCATACCAGTATCATACATTTCACGACAAAACGCCGCCCCACCTGTTTCTTTTCTGTCGTCTGTTTTATCTTCATAGTTATTCATCCCTTCATCCCTCTACCCTCTCTCTGCTATCATGGCATCAGCTATGTTGTAGGCTACTCCAGCAATCTTTTTCCATTCACTCCAAACCGCATCCGGTACTAAACTCTGCATAGCCTTAGCTGCGAAATAGTCTCGTAGCGACATACCCTCCCATTCCGGGCCTTCAACGAAACCCGGAAACGCCGCCCCACCTGTTTTGTCTTCTGTGTTCATCCCCTTATTCTCCTTCACCAATTTTACAACATTACTCCTCAATCCTGCTTAATGCCTTTTCCAATTCACTTCTTGCCTTGTCGATTTCACCATCGGCCAAATTCATAATAGCCTGCCGGATATATTTCTCAAATTGATTAAAATAATTAAACAACATTTTTATATCTTCTTTAGCAGTTTCATCTTCATAGCTATTTAAATCGATTTGTTCTTTTAGCGATAAGTAAAGTTCATTCTCAACCTTCTTGTTTTTTTTATCGGTATTATCCTGTATTAGTTTTTGCTGCCATTTTTCAACAGCCGCTTTTTTTGCATCCTTAATCCATTTGTTGAAATCTTCTTGAGTTTTACCAACTGCCATAACAAACTTAATCCATTTTGAAATAGTCGGTGTAGATCGGCCCGTAATGATAGCAACCCTATTCATGGATACAACGGCTGGTTCATTCTTTTTCGGTCGGCCAGCCCTAGCTCCGCCGCCCTCAAGTTCAGGATACATTCCCAAAACAGCTAATCCCTTCTGCCACATTCCGCATCTTTCCAGTACAAATAAATCGGCCATCTTGCCGCCGCCTTCAGCCAGGGTATAAGTATCAATCTCATTTATTCGATTTAATAAATCTTGCTCAGTTTTTGTCATTCATTTTTCCCCTTTTCTTATTGCCTTGACAACATCCATATATTCAACACCTACCATATCAGCAGTCATTTGTATAAGCCAAACTGTTGATTTATCCGAATATAATTTTGCATTATCTTTCCAAAGTTGATATAGTTTATTCATCGGCTTTTTTTTTCATCCTGGAATTGGTCATAAATACAATAGGCATAACTTAATCCTAGAAGTAAAATTATAATAATAACGGCTATTTCCATAATCGCCTCCTATATCCAACCTATAACATTCAATATTATTAGCAATACGCAAATAGATAATATAAATAAGGTTGTACAAGCGAAAATTCCGAATCCTATAGAAACTTTTTCAAACCAATCCATTAAATCCTCCACTAAAAATCCAAAAACCGAAAAAATCCCAACTAATTGCTTTCATTTCTACCTCTCCTATTATTTTATTCTATTACGAAATAAGGCATACTACCCGGTAGAAGACTCCACATTGGTTTTGGTAAACAGTATTTTACTTTATCTATTGCTATACCAAGCACAACTAATTGTTCCATTATTTGATGAAGACCAGTCCATTGATCTCCGTTTTTATTATCGCATGCATTTAAAAAGCTCATTCCTCCTCCAGTTTCTTTTTGAAAAGCATCTGGTAATTGTTTGAGCATTTTATAAATATCGTCTTTGTATTTTTTTATTCTTTCTGGATGAAAGCCAAATATATTCACTATCCCTTCGGCTTTTATATAACTTTGAGTTGATTCTTCATTTTCACAAAGACAATTATTAAAAACAATCTCTACATTCCTAGCTGTCAATTCCATATCTATCCCTCCTATAAAAAAAGCTCTCGCAAATTCGGCTAAACGTCAGGCTAAAGACACCAAATCTTTGAGAGCTTCTTATTATCATTATTAAGCCTGACATTCATAATTTGCATTGTACCATATATCCGATTTATTGTAAAGTAGTTTTTACATCGGATATTCTTGTATAAGTTCCTTCCCCCATATTTCTTTTAAACTGTCCTTGAGAAATACAGGAATATTTACAAACTGGCAATAATCAACAATCTCAGTTATACACTCTCGCTTAGGGATAATCTTGCCTTTACGATTACCAGTTTCTGCGCCAATAATTACCCAGTCTGGACTAATATAGAATTCTATGCGTTCCAGCAATGGTTCAAAAGAAAGAAAGATTGTATAATCCTCATCGTCCCACGTTGTATCGAAGATCAAATCAGCAAATGCGTCCATCATAGATTGATCAGTGATTGTCGTTCCCAGCCAACAGTTTAATGGAAAAACATAACATGAATATATTGATGGTGTTTTGGTTAGAAACTGGAATATATGTTCAGGATGTTTTTTAATCTTATCCAATACCCTATGCATCCATTCTCTATCCCACCAGCAAATATCGCTCATACTATCAACAAATATTCGACTTGGTTTTTTAGGAAAGGCTCTATCAAAATTACTATAAAGAAATGTAGGCTCGAAGTTTTTCAATTTCTTATATAATTCCAACCATTCTTTAGGTCTTTCTTCTCCTGAATATAAATAATTGATTTCCTTATTTGCAATTTGTCGAGCAATTCTTTTTGCTATTTTTCGAGCATAACAGTAAGAACAGTTATTCCGACATCCCCATACTGGATTCCAAGTATAATCACACCAGTCGATTTTAGTTTTATTTATCATTATTCCCTCGCATTATTCGTAAACTGGCTTTACAATTAAAAAACGGCTGCCGACAGGGAAAAGGTAAGGATCGGAAAAGTCGACAGCCATAGGAGGTACTTTAAACATACCCTATTTTTTTTCCGGTTTCAACGATAAAATTTTTGGATCTAGCGTATCGATCGATAATTGAATCTTATCGCCATACTCCAATTTGTTCTGCTCTATCCAGCTTTTCGGCAAGGTGATCTCATAACCGCGAGGCCCTCGCTGCCTCAAACTGAAGGTATTGATTGTATATTGCATAATGCTTCTCCTTTAAAATATAAAATATCTAACAGGCTTTAAAAATCGCCTGTATAGTACCTGCATGTACCCATATTAAACTTTATTTCCAATCCTACCAATAGACTTGTTCATGATAATTTAGCCTTAATTTCTTCATTTTCTTCTATCAATTTTCGCACTAATTTCTCTAATGTTAAAATACTTTCATGACTATATTCTATAGGTCTTTTCGGATACCGGCGCATCATTTGACCAAGCGATTCCTGGACTAATTCCGAAAAAGACCGGTTATCCAGCTTACAATAATCTATAGCCGTATTATATAAATCTTCATCTATTGAAATTCTTTTTCTAATCTTCATATAGCTTTCTTCCATATTTTATAATTAATAATATCTCCAATATTTGTATTGCTTATTCCGTAAATAAGTCCTAGCTCTTTTTTAGTTATCCCGCCATCTTTATATCTTTTTCTTATTTCATTGGCTTCTTTCATAGTTAATTTCGCACGTGATGAATTTTGACAATTTTCCGCATTAGTTACCCAATGGCAATTGGAAGGTTCATAGTTTCCATCATTATCTATCCTATCAATTTGAGCTTTCGCAAATGGTTTAGTACCCATATCTTTATAAAAATTTTTAAACGAATACAACCAACGATTACACATAGTAATCCCTCTACCGCCATATCTGTGGAATAAACAATAATTTTTATCATAACATCTTATTTTTATATTTGCCCAAATTCTATATTCAGGCGTTGCTCGCATACCGTGCCGTTCATATTTTGATATTAATGGATCACCATACTTTTTAAATTTTTGATAATGTTTGACACAAAATCCTTTTGCTAAATACTTATTTTCACAGCCTTCAATTGAACACGTTCTCATGGTTCACCTCAAAACGGAATTTTATCATCTTCAAAATCTTCTTCCGCCATAGGTGTAATATCGGGATCAGATGCCACGGACGGAGTATTGCTTGATACACTTTCTTGATTTCTTTTGCCACCAACAAATTGCAATTTATCAACCATGATCTTGACTACGCTTCGATTATTTCCATCCTTATCAGTCCATCGATCCTGTTTTAATGATCCCGATATTACAACCTGTTTCCCTTTGATCATATATTCAGCCAACGATTCAGCCCGCTTACCAAATATATTACATTGAAAAAACGATACTTCATCTTGCCATTCGTCATTTCTTTTTACGCTTCTGTTGTTTGCAATCGAAAAGTTAAGAATAGCATATCCATTAGCTGTATATTTAAGCTCAGCATCTCTTACCAATCTAGCCACCAAAATTACATTATTAATATCCTGCACAATATCCTCCTATAAATTAAATCTTGTAGCATTCATTTTATTTTCTTGTCTTACAGTCATAACTCCGTCAATACCATAGTCTTTATATCCTTTCTTTCGTAATCGCTCAGATACTATATATTCTGCTTGAGCAGGCGAATAAGCATGTACTACCGTATTACTTAATTTTACATGATGATAATATACAATATATGGTTCTTTCATGCTTCATCTATCCGTTTATATATCTCACCTAGTTTATACGATTGCTTAAGCGTCAAATCTTTTCCAGTTTCTAACAATCCATCAACAGATTCAATAAATCCGATTTCCCAATCATTCAATTTATCTTGCTGATCAATTAACCAATTAGTTTTTTTATCCATTTTTTTCTTGTCTGTTCGCTAATCATCTTCGTTCCTTAAGATACTTAAACCCATCTATGACCATTTCCCAATGGAGATGATTGCCGGAGCTAATCCCCGTAGAACCCACCAACCCAATGAGTTGTCCCATTTTGATAGACTGCCCCTCTTTTACATAACTCTCACTCAAATGGCCGTAAATTGAATACAAACCATCTTCATGTTTTATCGTAATCATACATCCCATAACAGGATGACCTTTATAAAAAACATGGTTATGCCAGCCTGGCACTAAATAATGCTCTATAACTTCACCTGCTAATACTGCATAAACCGGAGTGCCTTTCGATGCAGCTAAATCAAGCCCACGGTGTAACCGCTCTGCGCCGCCGCCCATAGGATTGGTACGAATACCCGTAGCCGATGACACCCGGATTTGTTTAACAGGTTGCGAATAAGGAAGAGGCTTAAGCTGTGTCTTTAAATTAGCTACTACTTGCTCTTTGACTGCCAGCATAGCTTCAAGCTGGATTATCCGAATGCTGTCAGCCTGTTTGTCAGTCTCAATGTCAAATCGAATACCTAATCCACCAACTATTATTATAGAAAATACAATAATTGGTATTTCTATTTTTATTTTATCCATGTTGTGCCTCTATTTGATTATCCTTCCATGTCTTATATGTTATTACATTTCCAATTGTCGAAAAATCAACTCCATAGATAAGGCTCAATTTTTTGTATGTTATATTTCTTGTTTTATAACTTTCCCTTATTTCTTTGGCTTTTTGCATATTCAATTTAACACATTCTCTGTTTCTTCCATTTTCTGTTGCTGTAGCCCAATGGCAGTTCTCTTTATAATATCCTTTATTATTATCTATCCGATCAATTTGTGCTTTTGGAAAGGGTTTTGGCCCCATATCTTTAAAAAAAGCTATAAAACTATTCTTCCATTTATCACATACCATAATCCCACGCCCACCATAGCGACGATATAAATGATAATTACTATTATAACATCTTTGTTTTATACGAGCCCAAGCATAATATTCTGAAGTATCTTTCATGCCATGTTTTTCAGCTTTTTTAAAAAATGGATCGCCATGTTTCCATAGTCTCAAATAATGCTTTCTGCACAATCCTTTGGCTTTATGTTTATTTTCGCATCCTTCTATTTTGCAGATTCTCATAATACGTCCTACGTCCTGTAGTTTAGTCGGTTTGGGGGAGAAGGACGTATTACTCCCCCCAAGCTGCCGCCTGCCGACTGTTATATTATGCATTATCTGTTATCCTTTGTCAAGCTCAGCCTTGAGCCGCTTTATCTCATCCAATCCATAATCCCTATCACTCTCCATTAGTTTA